TTAATATAAAGGAAGGAGTACAAAAGATCTCTACTTAGAAAGAGTGCCTTCCAGTCATGGTTAATTGAATTGGTAATAGAACCCACCGAAAGGTGGGTTTTTTTTATACTCCGTTTTCTTTAGGGTTATATGATACCTTTAATGTTCTATCGATGTATTGAGATGATTTACCATACCTCATCATATGTCTCATGTCTGTTATGAATGCAGGTAGATAATCCCTTTTTAATATTTTAATTCTTCTTTTCTCCTCATTCAATCTTTGTTCATAGGTGTAATTAGATACTGATTGTGCAGGACTTACAGTAACAGAAGAATAATCATCCTTTGCATATGTGAATGTGAAGTTTTCATCAACCTCTAATCCACCTGTAAGAATAGTTCTATTATATTTGTCTTTTATTTCTTGAGTTTCCCAATGATGTGTTAATTGAATTCCTGCATCTGATCCATATTTTTCTAGACAATATGTGTACATATCATTATGACTTAGAGGCCATTGATCTCTGATATTAGTAATATTATTAGTAATTAAAATAACCCAATCTAATTCTGGATTATCATATAATTGTTCTGCGAGAGTGTCAGGTCTTGTATTTTCAGTTATTTGATAATATTCAAAAGCACTAATTGCTTGATCCATATCGGATCTTAATTTTGCTCTTTTGAATATGTTTTTTACTTTGATTCTATCATCGTTTCTACTTGAGTTTGGTAGAAGTGAAACGTATGATATGTCTGGTAATTCCTTGAAGTATGCCATTAGTATCCTACCTCTGTTGATTTAATTGACCATCTGTTTGGTGTTCCTTTATTGTCTGGCAATGGTCTTTCATCATCATTTACTCTTAGCATGTCACCCTCATATCCAGCATAATCAGTATCATATATTGGTTCTAGTTCTTGGAATCTCATAGAGAGCATAATAGAAACTGGTTGACCACCTTCATATGCTGCCCAAGCTCCTTCTGGAGTATAGTTTACTGATGTCCCAGTTAATGCACATGTCTTAATTCTATTTACACCTTCTGGTGCTGCATTATTTGCAGTTCTATATTGTAATCGGAATACGTTTGGAGTACCTAAGAAGTATGATGATCCAGTTCCACTTGAAGCAGTTACTTTCTTTGCTGCCATTCCTTGTTTAAAGAATCTGACAATATGATTAATGACCCTTGCTTCAGAATCACTTCTTGGACTCATTCTATAATTGAACTGAAATTCTCTTAACATTGGTGCTTGGAATAGAAGTTCCAAGTTACTGTTTGGAACGACTCCTTTTCCTCTTGCTAGAATAGATGCTGCAGATGCCTCTATACCTGCCATTGCAAGTATTCTAGATGTAATTTCTGCACCATATGTGTTTAGTAGTGCTTTTGGATTTGTAGCTGCTTCTTTACCAAGTATTTTACCTAATACGACTGCACCACCAAGACCATCTGCACCTGCAACATTACCTCCTATTTGAGCAGCTGCTGCTAATCCTTTTTCTAAACCAGAAGCATCATGCCATTGTGCTATACCTGCTGCTTCAATTGCATTCATTACATCTTCACCCCATTTGACATTATTTGAATCTGTAATGTCATTAGGCATTGGTAATCTAACTAACCCAAGGAATTTATCTAATGCAGTATTTCTTGAAAGTCCTGTTGTAAGAAGATTAGACCTTGATTCTTGATTGAATAGGATATCTCCTCTTGGTACTTTATATTTGTATTGTGAAATTACTAGGTGATCCTGTCCTTCTTCTTCGGGTTTGCCTGTTCTACCACCAGCTGCAATATTATCTGCTCCATTTGCATAATATAATGCATCGATTGGATATTGAGCACTCTTTGGGGCTGCTCCTGGAGTTCCTGTTGCACCAAGGAATGTATCAAATCCACCATAATCTTTTAAATCAGTTGAAGTAGTTGAAGGTATACTGATACCACCTGATGAACTTGAATTTCCTCCTGCTTCATCTCCTTCCAACCCTCCAGCTAGCCATGGTGGAGTGGTCCATCCATTGCTAGTTCCACCAAGACCTTCTATTGAACTCTGAACTTTCTGTGATATTTGTTTTATTATTTCATCTTCTCCTACAACAGAAAATTCATTATCCCTATTTGGAAAATTTAAAAAATTTCCATTTTCAAATACACGAATATCACCTTGTACTCCTGGAAGACCACCCCTTCTTACAGCTCTAACACTACCATCTGAATAATGGAAAACGTCAAGCATTTGCGTATCATCATTCTCGTCTTTATATGTTATTTGTCCAGCATTTACTCTTGCCATTTAATACTTTCCATTTAGTGGTACATCCCAAATCGCTCTAACATCTGCATAATTAATTCCATCCCCAGATATAAAGTCCCATGTTGGTAATTGTGCAATACCAATATACTCTTTCATATCTTCTGGTATAATGTAAACGTTTCCTATATTATTGTGAATATATGTATGTAGAGTCTTTGCTGGCATAGCACCAAAGATTTCATTATCTTTATTTAGAACCTTTCTTACATATATGTTACGTAAACTATCACTTAAGTAGTGAAGATTTGCTCCTAGCATCCTATCTTCTTTCTGATCTAGGATATATGCTAGTGGTGTTCTATCCCAGTAGGGATATCTTTCTGCCCATTTAGCACTGTAAGAAAAGAAGCATAGTTTTCCTGGTGGTATATTTGAACCACTTACTTGTTCTGCCCCATATTGTATCAGTTCTTCTATCAATGCATTGGTATACCAAGTATTTTCCATCAACTCTGATGGTTTTCTTTGAAGAATTTTCTCAGCAATTGTTAATTGTGGTATATCTACAGGAGATAATATACTTTGAATCCTTTTTCGTAATTCAGTTTTATTGAGTTTACGTAATTCACTCCAAGGAACACTATAATATAATCCAATACCTCTTAGTTCATCTACACTATACCTTTCAAACTTTCTTTCAGTCCCATCAAGACGTGAATAAAATTGTGCTCTTCTTCTATCTGAGTATGCCATTAGATTCCTAGATCATCTTCGGTCATAATTTTAAATTCATAATTACGGTCTGCACAGAATTCTTTTGCTGCTTTCCACTTTGCTTGATTGATAACCCATGTTTGTACAGAGTATGCCCATGCTTTAGTCCTTCTTTTTGGATTCTGTTTAGGTTTTTCTACTTGTCTTTTGGGTTTGACTTCAATCACCATAGTTCTCAATTTATTATTCTTGTCTCTATATTTAATAAAGAAGTCTGGAAAGTATCTATGAACCCTTTTATCTTTGGGTGAGATATAAGGAATCCAAAATTCTTCTGATTGCCATTCATTAATACTTTCATTCAGATCGCAATAGTCCATGAACTTTCGTTCCCAAAGTGACCTGTATATTATATTAGTCGGGTCTCCTTTATACTTTTTAGGATGCCTCGGCCGAAACTTTCCATTATATGACATACATAGTATAGTATAACTATAAAAAATATTTAGATGTCAAACAACACTACTAGAAGTGTTTTACCTTTATATCAAAAATTTACTGGACGGGGAGAGATTCCAGGTTCTAGTAGAAAGGTTAATGGGTTCGCTCTTACTAGTCAATATAAAGTTAGTTTAGGTATTGATTTCACCTCTGCATCTGAAAATACTTTGGGTGGTTTCTTAAGAGAGTGTGACATTATAAGTGAACTTGCTGATACACATGCTTTTGATTTTTATGCTTCTGAAGTAACACTACCTGGTGCTACTTTTGATATGTCAGAAGAGATGGGTGCTCGTCAGGGAACTATAGAAAGATTTGGAACTCGAAGAATCTTTGCACCTCTAAGTATTACATTTTATGTTGATAGAGAATTTAAAACAATTCGTTTATTTGAAGAGTGGATGAACTTTATGAATCCAATTCATAATAAAGAAGGAAGATACAAAGGAAACGTTCAAGGGCAAAGAGAGTATAGAGATAGGAATAATTATTATAAGTTTAGGTATCCAGATACTTATAAGAGTAATATTGTTGTCACTAAATTTGATAAAGCATTTTATGGAGATGCTTATCTAAGTTTTACATCTAGAATAAATCGAGGCAATCCAAATGATACTCAGATATCACAAGGGTTTGTTCCTCAAGAGATATTGTGCTATGATTTCATTGATGCATTCCCACATAACCTTGTTGCAATTCCGTTATCCTATGATGGAAGTACAATAACTAAGGTTACAGTTGAGTTTCAATATCTTAGATATAATACTATTACTAACTCTGAAGGAGCAATGACTTACATAACATTCTAAAAAACCTCCTATATAAAATACTGAAAAGATTATTATGCCTTTACCAAAGATCTCGACCCCGACCTATGAGTTGGTCTTACCATCAACAGGGAAGAAAGTAAAATACAGACCGTTTCTTGTAAGAGAAGAAAAAATTCTAATTCTTGCATTGGAAAGTGAAAATACAAAACAGATTACTACTGCTATCAAATCAATTTTGAAAGAGTGTATTAGTACAAGGGGAGTTAAAGTTGATGATCTTCCTACTTTTGATATTGAATATTTGTTCCTTAATATTAGAGGTAAATCTGTAGGTGAAGCATTGGATCTAATGGTAACTTGTCCTGATGATAATGAAACTCAAGTACCTGTTAAGATTTTCATTGATGAGATACAAGTACAAAGGGATTCTAAACATACTCAAGATATTAAACTTGATGATACTTTGACTCTCAGAATGAAGTACCCATCATTGAATCAGTTTATTCAAAATAATTTTGATTTTAGTGAAGATGATACTGTGGATGCTTCCTTTGATATTATTTCCTCATGTATTGATCAAGTTTATAATGAAGATGAATCTTGGGCAGCATCAGACTGTACTAAGAAAGAACTTAAGGAATGGATTGAAACTTTAAATACAAATCAATTTAAAGAAGTTGAATCATTCTTTACTACAATGCCTAAACTTTCACATACAATTAAGGTTAAAAATCCTAAGACTAAAGTTGAAAGTGACATAACATTGGAGGGATTAACAAGTTTTTTCGGGTAAGTATGACTCATATTGATCTTGAGTCATACTTTAAGTTGAATTTTTCTTTGATTCAGCACCATAAATATTCATTAACTGAGATTGAAAATTTAATGCCTTGGGAAAGGGATATATATGTTGCAATGCTAAATCAATATATTGAAGAAGAAAACCTAAAAGCGAAACAAGCACAGTCAACTTACTAAATGGCACCGATTATCAAACCAGGTATTCAACCAAAAAATATTACAAATTCTCCTCGTGCAAGAGTAGGTGGGGTTGTTTCTCCTGCAAGAAAGTTATCACCATTAGTTGAAAATATATCTGCCAAGAATCCTTTTAGTAATATACAAAGAAGAAATCCAGAACTTAGAAATGTAAGAGGTGCAAGAACCTTAACTAATATGATGAGTACCTTTGGTACTGCAAAGAACGAAAAGATAATAAGAAAGAATTTACAACTACTTAGAAATAGTTTAGTTGAATCATTTGAAATGGCCAAGTTGTTACGTACAACTGGTAATGAAACTGGTAAACAAATATCTAAAGCAGGTCTTATTGTAGGAGCAGCACTTGGAGGACTTCTTACAAAATTATTTGGTAAAGATAAATCTAAGAAGAAAGGTGATGAAGATGATAAGAAGGGTGATGATAATAATAAAAAGACTGAAAATCAATTTGCGAAAAGTGTTAGTGAGTTCTTTGAAGGAATCAAAGGTGCATTTGCGAAAGGTTTGGAACAGGCTAAAGATGAAGCAAAGGAATGGGGAGACAATATAAAAACAGCATTTGATGATATTGGAAATATTTTTATTGGATTGAGAGATTCAGTTGAAGGAGTACTTGCAACTTCTTGGGAAGGAACTAAGTCATCTATTAGTGACCTCAATGAACGTATCGGAAATATATTTAATGATATAACGGAATGGTTTAGCAGCATTCAACTTAGTTGGGATGGGGTAGGAAAGGCTATTACCTGGGTTGGTGGAGGTTTGCTTTCAATATGGACTTTTATGCAGAAGTTGGAGGAGTTCAGAAGGGCGGCTAATCTTCTTGTACAAAAAGATGATAACTCTAAACCAGTTGGGAAATCGGGTGGTCAAATTATAGGACCATCACATGGTCAAGGTGGAGTTGATATTAATGCTGAAGGTGGTGAGGTTTTGATGAGTAACGCTGCTGGTAATTTGTGGGGAAGAGATAATCTTCTACAGATGAATGCAGAAGCTGTTACTGGAAAGAAAAAGAAAAAAAAGAATCCACTTTTAAATTTAACTGCAGATGATTATAAATGGTTAGCATACGCAATTAGTGGAGAGGCAGAGAGGGGTACTGATGATGAGTTTGGAGTTGCTGCATCTATTTTAAATAGAGTTGCTTCCCCACATTTTAAAGGAAGTGTTGAAGAGGTTGTAAATAATCCTGGACAGTATGAGGCAATTACTAAAGGTAATGCTCTTCATGATAAGGAGTTAGCAGCATTTCTTCAATCACCTGAAGGACAGAAGGGAATATTAGAAGCACTAGAAAAATTACAAGGAAGAACAGACTTTAAAGGTCAAAGTCAATTAGGTAATAGGGTTCCAGAAGAGGACCCTATGTTCTCTGATAAGGGTAACTTCTTTCATTACTGGTGGCAACAACCTGGTGCAGTAAAACCTGACGATTGGGTAATGCCAAACTATCAACAGTTTATAAATCAATCTAAAGTTGATGGAGTTAAAAATAAGAATGTATCTTCAATTGAATCACAATTAAATAAAGGTGGATTTATAAATGTTGCACTTGGTAACCAAGGTGTTCAGGTTATTCCTTCAGGTAATAAAAAAACTCAAGTAGTTAATTCTACTCCAGCAAGTACTAATGGACCATCTTTACCATTTCTTTCTGCAAGTAATCCAGATTGTTCTAATCTTGCATACAAAGCACTCTGTAACATCGACGGGTAATCAATAATGGCACCAGGAACAGCAGCACCAATTAGAGATCCGAGTAGGAATGATTTTAAATCTCCTTTAAAGAAAGCAGCAAGGAGAATAGTAACTGCACCAACTTTTAATGTTATCAGGACTATAGATTTTGATAAGAAGTCTGAGTATGAGAAATTTATTCAGTTTATTGATTCTAGTAATAAAGAATTAGCAAAAATAAAATTAAAAAAACCAGAGATTGATAGCAGACTTGCTTCTATATTGCCTATATACCTGCCTGGTATGACAGAATTGGCAGTTCAAGGTAAATCATTACAATTATCTTGGTTTAAAAGGATTCTTGAGAATTGGAAAAAATTTGTCAAATGGTTTAAACAAAGTAAACGAGGCAAACAAATACGTAATTTGATGGCAAGGTGGAAAAAATTAGAGAGAGAGATGAAAAAACTTTTTAAGAATATAAAAAGTATAAAGTGGAAAGATTTATTGAATAGGGTAAAGGATAATAAATTCATAAAGGGATTAACGGACTGGATTAAAAGCCCAAAGAAATGGCCCAAATTGCCCAAATGGCCAAAGGAGTTCTTTAAAAAAGATATATTTAAAGGATTTAAAGATGCATATGATAAACTTAGAAATCTTGATTTCAAAAAGATATTAGGAGCTGCCTCATGGATTAAAGGTATAGCTAATATTATTGTTGGTAAAGCATCTCCGTGGGGTCTTTTTGCAACAACAGTTTTCCAGGATGTTATGAATAATCCTGTTGGTGAATATAGTGGACTTCAAGGACCAAGTGCATGGTTTAATAATCCTTCATTGGATGTTGAAGAAATTTATAGTCAACTTAAAATGCACGGTCATGAAACTGATGTGAAAAGACTTGAAGCACTTGGAATGAATAAAGAAGTACTTGAAAAGTATATAAAGTTTTTAAAACAGAAGGCTGAATTGGCAGAAAAATATGGTAGTGAATACTTAAATCTTAATACTAAGAGTTCTATTGATGCTGAGTTAGCACAACTTGAAGAGTCGATATCGAGGTTAGTAAAAGAACAACTTTATATAAGAAATAATCCAGGAGAAATAATTAATGAAGGGAGAGTGTGGAATCGTAATCGAAATGAACTTGAAGAAGTTCTTCATAAAAAAGCATATCTTCAATGGAAAAAACGTGATGTAAATGATGATAATAACCAATCAAATATTCAATCTAATAATAACTTCGATTTATCTCAAATCTATTCGATGGATTCTAAAATGTTTGATTCTGGTTATGCTTTATTAAATAATGCCCCACAATTATATGTGATGGAGTCTGAAGGGAAAACTCAGTACGTACCATTTACTGCTGGTGCATCTAGTGATATTTCTTCTAGTTCATTTATGGAAATAGATTATTCTCAATTTAATAGTAAACTATTAGATGAATTGAGATTCGTTAAACTTAGTGGAGGATAAGATATATGTCAGATTTAACATCATCAATGGGATGGAGTTTAGATGGAGTTACTATTCATCCTTTGCCTGGTGGTAAGAGTAAACCTATAGACATTAGTAATTCTATTTTATTTTTTGATTATTTTGAGGATATATTACAACCATCTGTATCAGCATCAATTCGTATTGTAAATTCATATAGTTTGGTTAGTGAACTTCCTATACGTGGTGGAGAAAAAGTTGAGATTACTATCGATAGTCCAATGGGTTCTGTGTTTCATAATGATAGATTTGAATTGGTAATGTATGTTTATAAAGTAGTTGGTGTTGATGCAGAGAATTTTAAAGATGAGTTTGAATTAAAACTTACTACTGCAGAGCATTTTCTTAATGAGCAAACAAGATGTATGAAAAAATATTTTAATACAAATATAGATGCTCATGTTAAAGATATAATTACTAATGTTTTATATGGTAATAGTGATGTTGATGATCAAAAAGATATACTAGCAGAAGAAACTGCTAATACGTATTCTTTTATTGGTGCAAGTAAGAAACCATTTCATGCCTTGGAGTGGTTAGGTGTTAAATCTATTTCAAAATTAGGAAGTGGTGGTACTTCTGGACAAGATAAGACAGGAGAGAATAAAGGTACTGCTGGATTTTTATTTTATGAGAATCAAGCAGGGTTTAATTTTAGAAGTATTGATTCTCTAGTTACTGGTTCTCAAATTGGTGCTACAGGAAATACAACTTTTGAATATTTCTATAAAGGTAAAGTAATTGAACATGCTAAACTTTCAAATCGTTCCAAGATTATAAACTATCAATTTGAAAAGAATATTGATTTGAGAAAGGCAATGAGTATTGGTATGTATGCAAATGAAACATATTTTTATGACACTTATAATAATCAAGTATCTTTATATACTTATAATTTACAAGAAGAAACTAAGGATGCTACTAAACTTGGAAAGGAGGATAAGATTTTTGTCAAGAGTGAATACACATCAAATTCTACTAGGAGTTTGTTTAGATTCTCTGATCATGGAACTCTAGGTAGTGATGGTACTCTTGGAGATTCGGGTAGAGATGATGGTGATATGGCGAAATCCTTTTCTAGATATAACTTATTGTTCACTCAGGCACTAAATATTTCAGTTCCGTGTAACACTAAATTAAAAGTAGGTGATATGATTTATTGTGAATTTCCACGAATGGAAGCAGGTCAACCTAAAGATGTTGATTCTGAGACCAGTGGAAACTATGTTATTAGAAATCTTAGACATCGTATTGCAGCGAATCAAAATGTGACTTATCTTAAATTAATGAGAGATTCTTATGGATTATACGGACCCGACGAATAGGAGGTTTTATGACAACTAAAGTACCAGACCACGATTTAAACCATGAAGTGTATCTTGATCC